CCAGATCTAACGTGAACAATTAGTGTCCTAACCACTCGTGAGGAGCACACAATGCTCTCCCCACTCACACTACTTCTTGGTGCCCTAGGAGGGACCGGCTCTACGGCAGCATGATGCTTGGCCAAGAGTCTCCGGTTTGCTAGGATATGCACTGAGCTAGCGACACTCGGTGTGGCAGACAGTTCGTCGAACACGCTGGACCTGAAACACGGTACCAGTACACTACGATGGGGTTTCTGTCACCTTACAGCAGAAGCAAAGGAGCGGCCAGACCGGCCATTTCCATTGCGCCTGCGACCTCTGCACCACCAAGGCCCATGGCACCAGCCAGGCGAGCTCCTCCTGCTGCAATAGCGTTGCGAGCTGAGCCTACGAGGCTAGGACCATAACGGGCCAAGGCGGCACCTGCTAAAACCTCCCCAGTATCATGAGCTGTCGACGCAATTTGCGAGACGAGGCTGCCCATTTCATGATGAAGTTGGTGCTGGGAGGGTGGAACAGGTGGTTGGGGCCTTGCCATCGATGCGAGAGCTACAGTAGCGGGATAGCGACAGCCGTCCTGCGAATAGGTCTTCATCGTGTAGTACTGCGTATTCGGATCAGTCGAAGTTCCAGGAACAGGATTGAAACGGATGATCAGCGTTGTCATGGCAAAGGCGGATGCACCATCGATCAAGGCGTCTTCAGGATTTGCGTGGGAGCGGTCACTGTTGAGGTAACCCTGGTATCCAATGTAGGACGCAGGGCCCATCACAAATCGTTTGCGTGAATTAAAGACTGACGCCTTGTAGGACAAAGACTTCGCGTGAGAGTCAACCAATGTCGCCACTCCATTGACGAATACCGACGTAAGAGTCGGACCCGCGGGAGGCGTTGGAGACACGAACGCGTCGGTCCAAGGAAACTGCTCGGGAAGCCCGAGGACATCGACGATGCCCTCTGGCCATTTGTTACCATTAAGGATGTACGAAGACAACCTCAACGGCTTGGCCGAGTAGTTTGTTGTAGTCATCTGAGGTGTGAAGATCCAATCAACCACCGCGGGCGTAGTGCCCGTGGCTGTATAGATCACACCTTTGGTACCAGACGGCGTCCAACTGAGAAGCGCATAAACTGGCGCATTCCCGACCTTGAACTGATTCTTTGTCTGTCCATTGATGGTGGTAAAGTTCCCAAGTGCAGTGGCACTGGGAGGAGCAAGAACCTTCCCATAGGCGTCCCAAGCGTCGACACTCCCCTTCAGGGTAAGTGTAGGACCACGTGGAATGCGGGCTGGTTGTTGCCTCCCTTGAGGAACACGAGCACGACGCGGACGAGCGGGGCGACCCCGCTGTCCACCAGAGGTTGCCGATCTCCAAGGAGGAGTGGCAGTATCGAGTTGTTGGGCACGTCGGATTTTCTGACGACGTGAAGGCATAATGGAAACATGCCGCCGTTCCCAGCAGAAAGGCTAGGTAAAGCAGCACCGACTGTTCATCCTGACCAACCATTTTGGCTCTTCCGTGCAGTCTGTTGGCCATCCGGAACACAAGTGTCCCTTGGCTCGCAATGCGATTTGGAAGATTTAATGGTCAGGACCCAATGGTCAGCAAAGGACTCACTGCATGTACTGACGGATGTCTAAGACATCGTCAGCGCACGCAGCGTGCTTGTTGCTTTCGGGGAATTCCAGTTGTGGATCTAGCGCCAAAACTAGACCGAAGAAAGTCGGATCCGCATCACGGCTCACAACCCCATGGTCTAACGCTTTCCTAAAAAGTTTCAGAGAGCGGGTGGTATACTTACGAACCCACGATGACCTGGTCACCGCTTGCTCCCTGCACAGAACTGGAAGGCTCCGAATGTCCTTGGTGAGCTGGAATTCTGCCTTTTCCTCGTAAACCTCTGGTTCAACCCACTGAACTGTACGTCCTGGCTTGGGAATCTCATAGCAAGATCCCCGTATCGCGTCCTTCTCGGTCGCGAGCGCAATCACCTCACAAGACTTCATGTCATCAAGATTGGTGATAGATCGATTGCGCTTGCGCATGTAGCTGGCCAAACGCCTCTGAAAGGCGGTGAAACAAGGGTCAACTCCATGGGTCTGGACTCCCAGACCGCCAAGGGGAACTGCACTGAATACATTGAATGTTGTGTGTCTTCCGACCTGCATCCAGTTCTTCAGTTCCTCGCGATAGTAATGCTTAAGACGTCTCCACACACGATGCTTATCGTGGGCTCCTTCCAAGACTCGCTCTAGTCGATCAGCCAGGGGTAAAACCCTGTTTTCTTCGCGAGCGGCGGCGTTGTTGTTTATCAGAAGTCCGACATCCAAGTGTCGAACACGCCGGAATGATGGTGGTGCTTCCAGCCCACCAGCGACGACATAACACTCTGAATTGATCGTGAAGATACGATCATGGATGTAGTTCTTACCCACGCTCAGCTCGAAGCCAAGCGTGGTAATGTTCTTCTTCCAGAGTTCGTAGAACGAAGTTTTGTCGTCTGGTCTTGGT